ACACTGGTTTTGGTAATAATGCAGATGAATTAAAGACCGCTTCGGTGTTAATGGATAACACAGTTATTAGACCATTCCAAAACCTACTTATAAAGGGTTTTAATCAAGTATTATCTTATAATGGTATCTCACTTAACCTTTACTTTAAAACACTTCAACCGCTTGAATTTAACGACCTATCAAATGCGGTTAGTTCGGCTCAAATAGAACAAGAAACTGGGCAGAAAATATTAAGTAAAGAAGTTCCAAGTTTAGATAGTGAATTAGGGAAACAAATACTTGCTAATTTAAAAGGAGAAGCAAAAAAAGATAATTGGATGCTAGTTGATATTAGACCAGCAAACGATAATGATAAGCAATTAAATACTCAACTTAAGAAATTAAGTTTGGCAAGTGTAATTCCTAGTACGGCAGACCAAGAAAGTGAGCAAGATAATTTACTTTTCAAGGTAAGATACGAGTATGTTGGAAGTCAAAGTCCAGAGAGAGAATTTTGCCAAAAAATGATGTCGGCTGGGTTGCTTTATCGTTACGAAGATTTAGATAAAGATTTGAGCAACAATGCTGGGTTCGGTGTTGAGGGTGCAAGTACCTATAATTTGTTTTTATACAAGGGCGGTGTTAATTGTAAACATTGGTGGATGCGTAAAATTTATATGCAAATTAACGACCAAGAGGTTTCTGTTAATGAAGCAAGAAGAATTATAAAAGAAATTTTACCAAACATGAGGGGAGAATTTGAATTTCCTAAAAACCCTATTGAAGTAGCACAAATTGCAAGTGAGTATAACGATTTTTGGAGATATAACGAAGGAGTATAGATATGGCAACTACATTATTTATTAATAAGACAGATTTCGTTCAAAACACAATTTTGAATGGAAACGTTGATGCAGATTTATTTATGAATTTCATAAAAATAGCACAACAAATGCACGTACAGAATTATTTGGGAACGCAACTTTATAATACTATTACTGATAAAATCACTAATAATACTTTAACTGGAGATTATTTGATGCTGGTTAAAGATTATATTCAACCAATGTTGATCCATTACGCTATGGTAGATTATTTACCTTTTGCAAACTATCAGATAAGAAACGGAGGGGTGTTCAAACATAAGACTGAAAATTCAGAAAGCACAACCAAAGATGAATTAGATATTTTGGTTCAGAAGCATAGAACTTTTGCAGACTTTTACACACAGAGATTTGTTGATTATATGGGTATATTTGCCTCTCAACAGTTTCCAGAGTACTGGCAAAACAGAAATGCAGATATGTTTCCAGACACAAAACCCAATCCGATTAGTTGGGTGCTATAAGTAATTTAAAGCCATTTTAAGGCATTTTAAGGAACTTTATTACATTTGTATGTATTTTGTTATAAAGTTTGAGAACGTAAAAAATTCTATCGGAATGAGGAGTACAGAGAGCAAAAAAAAAGAACAAGAAAATAATAAATCTAGCATTTATAAAGTAAAAAAAGAGAATATTTACAAGATGCAAGAATATTTAAAAAAGGTAGAAAATGGCAAATGATATAGGTTGGGGGCAAGGAGCAGTAAATAATGGAATTGGCTGGGGTCAAGGTGCTATCAATAATGATATTAATTGGGGAGATATTTATTATAGTACCGATGCTGGAGAAACTGATATTATAGGTAGTGAAGCACCAGCGTATTTGTATTTTTTAAATAGCACTTTTTATTCAGTTTTAGAAGAAACAGAATATGGAGAAATGTTAAGAATAGGACAAAATTTTGAGTTAATTAATTATACTTCACCAAACGAAAGAGGTTTAATTTGGAACAATGAAGATGATAATATTGAATATACAATCAATTTTGTTGTTGCAGAAGATGGTTGGGAACTAACAACATTAGAAATTAATAAAGTTTACGATGCTACCAATCCATTTAGTGGAGTTTGTCCTATTAATTTAAATACAATAATTTATGAAACTAATGGAGAGGGTTTACTAGTTTCAAGAATATTTGATATATACCAAACAGCGAATAGTCCTAGAAGTAATGGAGATTTTATAAGTTTAACCGATGTTATTGATAATTATGTGGTTACTATTGGTATTGAAGTAGATTATACTTTTGAAGGTGATGGGTATTTTGATGTTTTCTTTCCAGCTTATATTTCAAATAACAACTCTGGAATTGAAAGAGGATTGAGTTATGTAGACGATGAAATTTTTGCTTCTGTAACTATATTTTATGAGTACTCTTATTATGATGATGAAACTGAGCAATATATTACAGAAACTGGAGAATGGCAACAAACTATTTCTTTAATTAATACTAGCTACGATTTAGGAACTCCAAACTTTCCACATATAATTTTTGATTTTGGCTTTGAACAAGATTGGCAAATTGAAATTTATATTTCTGATTTCCGTATATTTACTAGCTTACAAACCGATAGAAATCTTCTTGATCCAAACCCATACATAAGCAAAAATTATTTTAACGATATTTGGTATTTTAACTATTAAACTATGGCATTACTAACACAAATTAACGTAGGAACAAGTGCAAACGATGGAACTGGAGACCCATTAAGAAGTGCCTTTACAAAAATAAATAACAACTATAATATTACGCAAGGAATTATAGCACAAAATTCAAGTAATGTTTTTGTTACTGGTACTACTGCTAATACACTATTGACTAGTTTTTATTTACAACCAAACACTTTTAAAACTTTAGATGATCTAAATATAGATAATATAATGTTTACAAAAAGCGGAGTAGGTACAACTTGCGGATATAGAATTTATATTAACTCTACAAACTCTTTGACTGGGGCTACTCAAATTGGATATTATAATACTACCAGCACGAATACTTTTGTACAAATGAGTAGAAAGTTTTTTATAAACGCTGGTACTTTGAACGGATATCCATTTGCTTCAACTGATAGTGATGGAACTGGTGCATCTACAAGTGCTATGGGTAGTGTATCGTTTAACGTGGCAAATGGTTATTATTTAATCATAGCGGTACAACCAAATGCTACTGCCGATGTAGTTACATTTAGACACATTAAAATTACAAACTAATGGAGAATATATTTTTAGAGAAAGTAAAGTCAGTTATTGACAAAGAAAGCGGAGAATTACTTTATGCAACTATTGTAGAAGTAGAGTTGTTAGAGAATGAAATTCTAATTGATGAAGTCCTAGAAGTAGAAATGGATAACCCATATTACAACTTTGAAACGAAACAATTTTATAACAAATAAATGATATGAGCACACAAGATTTAAAAATATACCTTTTTAATGGAAGTACATTAGCCTTAACATTTACAAACCTAGAGAAAGGAATGAAGATTTTTTTATTAGCTTTGTCAATTATTTATACAATAATTCAAATTAAAAACTTATTAACGAAAAACAAAAATGGAAAAAATTAGTGAACACATTACGCTAGAAGAATGGACTTTTTCAGAAACTGCTCAAAGAATGAAAATTTCAAATGATCCTACACCAGCACAAATTGCAAATGGTAAATTAACTGCAGAGAAAGTATTTGAACCATTAAGAAAACATTTTGGAGTGCCTATTAAAATTAATAGTGGTTTTAGAATTCAAAACTTAAATGTAGCAATAGGAGGTAGCAGTACTTCTCAGCATTGTGGCGGTCAAGCTTTGGACTTAAGTATTCAGCATGAAAAATTAACTAATGCTGATTTATTTAATTGGTTAAAAAACAATGCAGAATATGACCAATTAATTTGGGAATTAGGAAGTTCAAAAAATCCACAATGGGTACACGTATCTTATGCGAAAACTGGTAACAGAAATCAAACTTTGGTTTGTAAAATATCAAAAACAACTAGAAAGAAAATATATGAAAATTTTAAATAGAACAATAGATATGGCACAATTAGATAACATTCCAGAACCAATTAAGAATGCATTAGATGGCGTAGCACAAGAATATTCAAATAGTTATGCTACAACAAATGCTGGAAGAGTACTTAGATTTATTTGCAGATTTATAAAACCAAGTACAATTATAAAAATGTTTGCACATAAATTGAGCAAATAAACAAGTCTGATGCTTAAACTGGGTTATTTTAAACCACTTTTAAGATACTTTTATAGTAAAATGATGTTATCTTACCTTTATATGATTTATCGTCTATTAGAGGTAAGATTTCGTATTTTTGATTAAATTTCATTTATGAACTAATTGGTATAATATAATAATATAAAATATATAATAATATATATATATATAATATAATAACTAATATAATAATACACTAAAAACAAATTATGAAAGAAAAAAAATGTAAAGTTTGTCTAGACAAATTTAGTCCTACACAATTCGCACAAATAGTTTGTGGTTACAAATGTGCAATAGAACATTCTAAAAACTTAAAATTAGAAAAAGAGAAAAAAGAATGGAAAGCTGAAAAGAGTGTTTTAAAGGACAAATTAAAAACACTAGGACAATTTGAAGCCGAAGCTAAAACATCGTTTCAAAAGTGGGTAAGAATGCGTGATAGCCATATGCCTTGTATAAGTTGCGGAGTAAAAGATACAGACTTATTCGATGGCGGTCATTATTTCAAAGCAGAGTTATTTTCTGGCTTGATCTTCGACGAAAGAAATTGTCATAAGCAATGTAGAAAATGCAATAGGTTCTTAAATGGAAATGAACTGCAATACCGAGCTGGTTTGATTGGTAGATATGGTGTATTGTTTGTTGAAACTTTAGAAGCAGAAAGTAATTCTAAAAGAGTATATAAATATTCAAGAGAAGAATTAATAGCAAAAAAATTACAATACGATATAAAAATAAAAGAATTAAAATAATTTGAATATTAATAAATATTTCTATATTTGCGAGACTTATGCACGATGTCTTTACATTGGTTCATAATTTGTTTTTAGTGAGACAGAAATTTCGTCTATGTTTTCGAGCATAGACGTTTTTTTTTGTTTTTTTTTCTAAAAAAGTTTTTTTTATTAAAAATTTGTTCGTTTGTTTGTCCTCGGATTTGATTGATGTATTTCAAATCTGGAGGTGTTGACATTCCGAGAATTGTCAGTCAAGAACAGACTCTAAAAATCGAACTGCGAGAAACAGTCAGTCGAGAGACCAAATTCTCCACGAGCCCAAATAGGTAGTATGTGCGAGACAGAGCGATTAAAAGCGTTATTTGTCGGATTTCGGTATGTGAATATCGGTCTAGGAAGAGAATTGTGTATATGGATGATATAGCCATACTGATGAGTCACAGAATGACGAAACACTAAAACTAAAATTATGACACAGATTGAGATTGAAAAATTGTTCGTTGATAAATTCAACAAATTTACAGAGCCACAACAGAGAGTTATTAAATATTTATTAGCTGGTGCTAAAATAACTACGGTAAATAAACATCATCAGAGTGGTGGAGATTATATGTGGATTTTACAAGAGGGTGGAAATCCTTGTTATGCTGGTTCAGTTTATAAAGCATTTTGGGGTGTAGGTTATACCATTAAAAAGTTGACTGGAGTAGATGTTAAGATGGGAGAATTTTATTACGTGAATACAAACTTTAGAGTTTCATTTTAATTTATATATTATGAAAAACTTTTTACAGAACAAACGACCACAAATGACCTTTGCTTTTATAGTGTTGGTTTATTTTATTTCACAAGTAGCAAGAATACAATTTTAATAACAATCACTAAACACAAAAATTATGAAAACATTATTTGAAAAATTAAAACCAGAAACTCTTAGAAGTTTAGAATTCGAAGCATCAGAGTATCCAGCTACTATGGAATTATTAGTAGATACTTTAAAAAGTTGTAACTTCTATGGGCAGTTATCAATTAACGATGCACATAGGCTTTTACTTGCAACTGATAAAAATTGTAGGTTTAGTATAGAAGCTATTGATAAATTATTTAATGATTAATTATGACTGATATAAAACTTTTAAAAGAGAACTTAGAACTATATACTGATTGTAAGATAAAAAGGGCTAAGCTGGTTGAGATTGAAGATTTAATGTATGAGGAAAATGACTTCTTTATTAAACTTGAAAATAAAGAATTTAGGTTTATTTCTGGAATTATTATTGAATCTGTTTATTACGATGAGCAAAAAGATTTGATAGAAGATTGTTTTATACCTAGAGATTTACCTACTTGGATTGAGATTGATTGGGAGCAGACTATTGAAAATGTTTTACAGTCTGACGGATACGGAAATCATTTTAGCGGTTACGATGGTTCAGAAGAATCTTTTACTTACAAAGGAGAAGTTTGGTTTATATTTAGAACTAACTAATGAGATTCGAGGACTATAAATTGATTTACGAACAAATGGTTGAAGTATTTCAAAGAGACAAAGACCTTACGCATATTGAAATTACATTTCATATTCAGCCGGTTAAAACAGAAAAAAAAGTAGCAAAAATTAACGTAAAAACATTTCACGATGAGTTTAAGAAGTAGTATAAATTACAGAGGGTTTGATTTTGATTTTGATTATAATTATTATCCGGGTTCTCCAGCCACTTATGAAGACCCGGAAGATTACCCGGAATGGGAGATATTTAATATAACCTTAAACGGAATAGATGCATCCGACTTATTAGACGGAATGTACGATGATTTCACAGAAGAAGCTATTAACTATTTAAAAGATTATTGATATGGAAAGTGAGTGCTGTGGTGCATCAGAGTGGTTAGGGTATACTGGTATATGTAGTATGTGTAAAGAACACGCAGAGTTTTTTGACATAGATGATATAGATAATCGCTGGGTTATCTTAGAAGAAGGGTTTTTATTCATTGCTTTTTTAACTGAGGATGAAGCAAAAATTCAAATTGAAAAGTGTAGAGAAATTTATCCAAATTTAACCTATACTTTATTTTACGATGAGTATTACGAATATACTGAAATAACTAAAACAAATTAAAATGACAAAGAAAGACAACGAAAACTGGAGCACAAAAGAACTAGTTAATTATTTAAGTCAAAGCAATGAAGCTTTAAGGATTGAGAACTCCCGACTACTTGATGAAGTAGAAAGGCTAACTATGAACATCGAAGTCCACGATGCTCAAATAGTATGTAACACTATGGGCGGTTATTATGAATTTTTAAACAATTTTAATTACACACTAAAAAACAAGTAAAATGACAAAAGAAAAAACAATTATTCAAATTAATGATAGTGTAGAATTTACACTAGCACAAAAGCTATCTAGAATTCAAGTAGGGTTCAAAGCCAAAAAGAATGCTTTTAATAAGTTTGGGGGTTACAATTACCGAACCGCTGAAAGTATTTTAGAAGCGTTAAAGCCTTATAATGAATTTTATAAAGTTTACTTCACAATTAATGAAACTTTAATTAATGCTAACCCGCCTATTATTAGTTCGGTTGCTACTATTTGGGATTGTGAAAGTTCACAGAGTATAGACTGCCAAGCTATCGTAGGAGTTGATTTAGAGCAAAAAGGTATGGCTATGCCACAAAGGTATGGTTCTACTTCTAGTTATGCTAAAAAGTATGCACTAGGTAACTTACTTCTAATTGATGATACTGCCGATGCTGATGCTACAAATAAGCACGATAAAGTTGAAGCAAAAGAAAAAAGTAAATTAGTATACGAAAGTTATGAGTACGGAAAAGCACTTGACTATATCGCTGGTGGTGGAGATATTTCTCTTATAGAGAAAAAATATATCTTAACAGAGGAAATTAAAAATGCATTATTAAATACTAAAAAATAAAAAAATGGAATTACAAGGAGAAATTATTATCATCGGACAGACAGAAACGTTTGGTGCAAAAGGGTTTAAAAAGAGACAATTAGTTATCAAAACTGATAGTCAATACCCACAAACTATTCCGATTGATTTTACACAAGATAAGTGCGGAGTATTAGATAGTTACGAGGTAGGTCAATTTGTTATCGTATCAATTAACGTACAAGGTTCCGAGTGGCAAGGTAAGTATTATGTAAACTTACAAGCGTGGAAGATTGATAAAGGAGAGAGAGAGAAGTCTGCTAGTTCATTTATGCCAGATAGACAAGCTGAGGTATCTGTTGTTGAAGAAGCAGAAGATGATTTGCCATTCTAAATTTAATCGGCTGGGGTGTAATTACTCCAGCCTATTTTTTAATCACTAAAAACAAAATATGTTAATAAATTATAAAGACCAATTAGATATTATTCGTAATATAAGAAGTGGAAAATTAAAAGAGGGATTGAAACTTGATATCCCGGAGTTAGATGAGTACATCCGCTTCAAGACTTCTAACTTCAATATAGTACATGGACACGCCAATGTAGGTAAGACGACTTCTATAATATACTTGATGCTTTGTTATTCGCTTAAACATAGCTTAAAATGGCTCGTATGCAGTACAGAGAACGATAGCTATTCTTTAATTCGTAAGCTGGTTGAGTTCCTAGATGAAACTCCTATTAACTTGGTTTCTGAAAGTAACTTTAAAACACATACTGATTTCATAAATAAGCACTTTAAGTTTGTAGATAATTCAGTTATGTATGATTATCATACTGCACTTACTATGTTCAAAGAAGTAAAGAAAGAATTTAATTACGACGGAATATTACTCGATCCGTATAATGCTCTTGTAAAAGATAATGAGCAAATGAAAAATCTAGGGGGGCACGAATATGATTATCAAGCGTGTACCGAGATGAGAATGTTCTGCAAAGAAAACAAAGTTACTATGTGGCTAAACACACACGCAAATACTAATGCTTTGCGTATGGTTTATAAAAACGACCATATGTTCGCCGGGCATCCGTTACCGCCAATGGCATCCGATGTTGAGGGCGGAGGTAAATTTGTAAACCGAGCAGATGATTTTATTGTAATACATAGACTAACTTTGCATCCACAACTTTACACAACTACTATGATACATATTCGAAAGGTTAAGGAAATAGAAACTGGCGGTAGGCCAACTAGTATTGATAAACCGATTGAGATAGTTGCGTTACAAAATGCAGTAGGGTTTTCAATTAATGGAAAATCTATTTTACGGACTATAAAAGAAAGCCAACTTAATTTCTTATAGATGAAAAACATTCTTGAAATATTATCTGAAAAACATATTACTTGGTTAAAATATATCAAGTCCTTTGGATGCCGAGAAGATATAGCAGAAGATTATGTTCAAGAAATGTATATTAAGATTTACAATTATAGTCAGAGGAAAGATAACGACTTAATGTATAACGAAAAAGAGATTAACTATTTCTTTGTGTATGTGACCTTAAAAAATATGTACTATGATAATTTACGTAGAACTAAAAATATTGTCATAATGAGCGTAGATGAGGTTAAAATCATAGACGATGTAGATTATTCAGAAGTAGTTTTCAATACGCAATCAGAAAAAGTAAAATGCTGGGTTTTATATTTAGAAGATAAAATAAATAGCATAGATGAGTACGATAGCAAGAAAGCAAGTTTGTCATACATTAAGTTTGTTTATCAGAAGATATTTGTAGAAAATATGTCTGTAAGCGAATTAAGTAGGGAAGTAGGAATATCCTATTGGAGTTTAAGAAACACAGTACAAATAATTAAAGAGCAAATAAAAAATGAAACATAACCTTTATGAGCAAATGGAACCACGTAAGAGAGCGTTCCTTATTTTAAATAAATATCCGCTTGATTATGTGAAAGAAAGTGTTAACGGAATAATAACACAAAGCAGAAAGAGAAATGAAACTCACGTTTGTAATTACTGGAACGAAGTAGCAGTAGAAATAAAAAAAATATTAAAATCTAAAAATATATAAGATTATGGAAAATAGAAATTGGTTAGTATTGATTTATCAGATAATAATAACATTTGCGACTATGATTTTATTGGTAGTTATGTTAGACAAAATTTTAAACTAAAAACAAATAAGATTATGAAAACAAAAAAAGAAGAGTTAAAAGAATATCACGATAGCTTGATGCTGGGGGATAAACTAGAATGGTTGTTCCGGGTAACCGGTATTAAGTGGCTAGTTAAAAAGATTAACCCTAATTGTAATTGCGATGAGAGACAAGAATTTTTAAATGAATTTAAATTTAAAAGAAAATGAAAAATAAAATGAACACAGAAGATTTTTTATGGTGGGGTAAATTTAGAGATAATTTACGAAACACCGTTAGTAATGATGAATACTTAATAATATGTGAGTTGCATTCTGTTTACTTTAATCATCCTTTAGTAAAGCCTTGTAAATGTAACCCAGCAGTAATTCAAAGTTATATTGATGATTTAAACGAATTATATTTAAAGTTGTGAGCGATCAAACTTCACATCATCAATGGGAAAGAGGAATAATACTTTTGATGAATTTAAATGGTTGGGATTTGCATTGGTGCGGAGGAGAATTCTCACATTACGATGCATTTGGTAAAACTCCTAAAGGATTTGATTGTGTAGTAGAATTTAAACTAAGACACGCATACTATCCTACAAAGATATTAGAGAAGTTTAAATACGATAAACTAATGGCAGAAAATTGTATGAAATTCTATTACGTATTCGATGTTAAAGGAAACTATCTTTATCACTTAGACAAGTTAGATCTTCCAGTTCCCACTTTGGTAACTTGTAAGACAACAGAAAAGTTTGCAAATAGAGAACAAATGGATAAGTCGGTTTATATGCTTTCAGAAAGTCAAGCAAGTATAATTAATAAGTATTAATATGAAAACTTTAAATAGTATATCTGGCGGTAAAACTTCATCGTATCTAGCAAAACATTATCCAGCAGATTATAATGTATTTTCACTTGTAAGAATAGAAGATAAAAGATGCAGTCCTAAAGATAAAAAATTAATTCAATTAGTATCTGACAAAATAGGAATTGAATTTATTGCAACCGCAGAAAGCGATTTGACTTTAAAAGTTGTTTTAGATTTAGAGCAGTTTATAGGAAGTAAGATAACTTGGCTTACTGGCGAAACATTTGAAGAAGTTATTAAAAGAAAAAAATATATTCCAAATAGTATAACTAGATTTTGCACTACTGAAATGAAAATTAAACCTATTGCAAACTTTTGTAAAGACGAAATTAAAGAGATTGTTTTAACTCGTTTGGGTATTAGATATGACGAAGAAAACAGAGTTAATT